CGTAGAAGATTGACTTGAAGCCGATGATGACGATGGCGAAGAAGATCAGGGCTCCAGCGACGATCTTGCCGCCAGACTTCACACCGCTCTCATCAGTCTTCCGCGTCCCGATCAGAACAAGGCTTCCGATGACAACCAGGAAGCCCGCGATGAATGTACCGAGCATTTCTACCTCTCTTGTCGAGATCGACTATTCGCCGATCAGTTCCTTGACGGCAGCATTGAATGCCACCGCACACTGGTCATACCGAGCCTGCGCCGCTGCATACACCGCATAATGGTGAAGGGCATGAAGAACGTCATTGTGGGCGTTTGCGAGGGTGCGGTCGCCTCTGGCGATGTCAGCGCCAGATTCCGTCTGATACATGACGATGGCGTTGTCGTAGATAGAAGAGAAGAAACTGTCGACATCATTAGGGCGACTGAAGTGTCCGCCCAGCATCATCTCCTGCATGGCTCGCTTGAAGTAGCGCAGCGCGAGTCGGGCATTTTCGTCGGAGATCCCGCATGCCATGATTTCCGCGTAGTTCTCCTTGGCCCAGATGAAGATGGCTGTGTCACCACCAGGACCGGGGATCATTCGTAGTCCTTTCCATAGATTCGAACGCGATCGTCAAGGCCACTGCGGTACTGGTGGCGATGGCGGGACTGATGGACAGCGGGAGGGAAGCCGAGAGCGTTGGCAAGATGTTGCCGTGCACCAGCGGAATCTGTGAACACCAGAACCTGGTCGCCGCCCATGTCGATCCCCGTGATGCCGATGTCATCACGCTTGAGGGCTTCGCTGATGATGAGAGCGACGCTATCCAGCATCACCTTCATCTTTCGCGTCTTCTCCGCTGGTGTCGTCATGATGACCATCCTACCCTAGATTTTATCGCCGGTCAAGCCCTCTTCTTCGCGAATCCTCGTAAGTTCTTCGCGGTAGAGAGTTTTCCAGTCTTCCGGATAAAGGGCGCGGAGTCGAGTCGTTGCGTACATTTGAGCACGAGCGCGGATGCGAGCCACCATTACGGCGTCTGGAGTGTCACGACGGCGAGCATCGTACGCAGACTTCGCAGCGAGACATGCTGGGCAGGGACGCTCGCCAAGCTTTTGGTGTCGACCGTTCCCAGCGATAGTTCCATGCCTAGTCTTGCCCCAGGCTTTTTGCGTCATGTTCATACACTATCGTCTGGTCAAGGACTTGTCAACACCGACCGGGCCGGGGGCTCCTCAAGGTAAGCGACAATGCGCCGAGCCATCGCCAAGTCCCTGATGTTGCCAAGGATCGCATGATTGCAGCCACGCTCGCCATCCGCGCAGAGGAGTCCTCGCACTTCGCCGGTAGCATGGTCATGGTCCACGGCGAGGCGCTTCGTGTGGGTCTGGCGCTGACAGATGTAACAGCGGCCACCCTGTGCCACGAAGAGATCCTTATACTGCGCGGCTGTGATTCCATACTTCTTCTCCACGGCGCCTGCGTGAGCCGACACGGAATTGCAGGTCTTGCAGCGAGATGCCCCGTTCGAGCAATCCGAGAGTCGGACGAAACTCTGGCAACCGGAGCACCAACGGCGACCTTCCGGCCAATCTTCCTTCGGGACGCGAGAAAGATGGTAGATGGGAGGAATGGCGTTCTTTCGCCAGTGTGCCCATTTTTCCTTGAACTCGATAGGCTGCCTGGAAAGCCAGCACTCATAGCACCAAAGAGGGTGATCCTTCTTCTTCTGGTGAATGCAGCAGACCTTACAGATCTTTCGCTTGACAGTCATTGGTCAATGATACGACAATGCCCGGCCCGCATAGTCGCGGGCCGGGCACGTCAATTGGACTCAGAGAACGCCGTCGTCCGAGTTCTCGTCGACCTCGACCTCGTCGACCTCGATCTCGTCGAGGTCGCCCTCAGCGTCGACAGCCGCGATAACGGCGTCAACGTTCGGGACATCGGTCGCGGGCTTGCCAGCGTTGATGGCCTCACGAAGCTTGCGGATGTAAAGTTCCGCCTCCTCCTTGGCGCCGGAAAGCTTCGAGAACTTGAACTCAGCCAGTTCCAGAGCAGCCTTCTGCTTCGCGAAGGTAGCGCGCTTCTTCTCGATAGCAGCGCTCTGTCGCTCGTAGCGAGGACCGATCTTCTCGACCTTGGCCTCAAGCTTCTCGATGTCGCGTTCGGCCTTCTCGGCCAGGGACAGTGCCATGATTCCTACTTTCGTTTCAGTGGTGATTCCGTCTGATGTAGAACTTACCAGAACTTCGCGAGAGATGCAACAAGGGCCCGGCTGAACCTACTCGACATAGATTCGGCCGGGCCCGAGTCAGATCAGAACGGAGGCTCTTCGCCCTGGTCAGGTGCACCGCTTCCCGGCTCGCTGGTCAGAGAACCGCCAGCGTAGGGGTCGCCATCCTGCGGAAGCGATGCGCGGTAGCGTTCGACGGCGGCGCGGGACTCTTCGGTCGGAGCCTCGAACTTGACGTCGAAGATCTTCGTCTCGCCGCCATGGTCGTTCGCCTCAAGCTTGATCAGCGTGACCGTGACGATAGTCCCCACGACGGGACGGGGGCTGCCAGTCGCCGAGGAGATCGACGCAGCCGCTGCGCGGAAGCCCTTCTCCAGGCTTTCGCCCTTGACGATCTGCCGACGAAGGGCGAAGTGGTTGACCCGATCGATCAGTTCGATCGCTGCGGTCTCGTTGGCCTCGCGAGCCTTTTCGAAGCGCTCAGTTGCCTTCGAAGAGATGTAGTCCTCTTCGGTGAAGGGGGTTCCGTTCTTGACGTGAACCAGGTTGCCAAACAGGAAATCCTGCTGAACGCGAGGCTTCTGGCTTCCGTCGGCGCGATTCCACCACAGGAGTTCGCCTGCGATGTTCGTCTGCTGACCGAGTCGGTATGCGACTTCGGCTCCGTCATCGTTCTTCTGCGGGAGGATCACTCCCCGGTATCCGTCCTTGACCCTCGCGAACTTCCACGAAGCGGTCGGAATACCGATCTTGACGTCATACGGGTCATCGAACTGTTCCATATCTGGAACACACCCCTTTCCTGGGTGCTTGATGGTAATGACACTCTATATCCATTCAACGAGAATCGTCAAATGGCAGTCAGCCGCGCCGACACTCCTTCAGATCATTGGGGTGAGCATCGATGAAGGCCATGAGTACATCGTATTCATCGACGTCGAGATGCCCTCTCCCCAGGGACCAGATCATGTAGACACGCTCCATGATCACGTACTGGTGGAGATGGTAGACCAGAACTCCGGTCCTCATGGCCCCTGGAGTCGCCTCTGTGGCCCCGTAGAGCCATACCGAGGGTTCTACCAGTGCATGCATCACATGGTAGACCGTAGCCCCACCAGGGGCGTCCAGGACCCTGCCCCGCTCTGGTCCGTCAACGATGTATGCCTTCATCGCAAGGCAGCGATCCTTTCCTCAGCGGCAGCGGTGTGCTCCGGAGTCCAATGCTCCTTGTAGACCCGATACAACGAACTCAGTTCGTTTCGAGCATTCGGCCCCTCGATCTGCTGAATCATCTTCATCAGATTGGGGACGGCAATGAATGTCACCCGTCCGGCCCGAATGCGCCTAGCCTTGCGAACTGCTGCGGCGACACCGACGAGATTCCATCCCGTGGCAATGTCAATCCAATGCAGTTCGGCCGTGCCGCTTCCGGCAGGGAGCGCGCAGATGATTCCCTTGTGGAGACAGATGTCGGGAAGATCTTCCCTGACTCCAGTGAAGGGGCTGTAGATCTTCGAATGTGCATAAACGGCCAACTGCATCGCCTGAGAGTTCTGCGTGTAGTTGTCAACGCGCCCAGTCTTCAAGTCGAAGATGTAGAAGCGCTTTCCGCAGATTTCGCAAGGAAGGTACTCAGTCACGCGATCAGGCGTTCCGGCCGTCTGAATCTCATCGTTCACCAGGAGACGTTCAACGATGACATGCTTCAGGTACTTCGTCGCCTCGATGTACGCAGCCAAGTCGCCTGCGTAGAGATCGTCGACATCTCCGAGGGGAAAGCCGAGATCGTATCGCTCGGTGATGGCGTGCACCGCAGTTCCGATCGCAGCCTGATCTTCTGCACCGGCCGCTTCCTTGATCTTATGAATCAAGGCATTCAGGTTCCGCTTCATGTCATCAGTCAGCATGGAGGAAGCCTCGGCGCGGAAGCGATTGCCGCGAGGGCCGAGGAGTCCCTTTACCAACTGGCGCTCACCCCAGCGAGCAATCGCTGACTTATCGTCAACACAGTCGATGAATGTGGTGACTCGGGTGTAAGTCACTTCCCGGCCGGTCAATTCACCGGTGATGTCAATTTCCTTGATGTAGGGGCGGCCCTTTCCATCCCTACGTACCTGATCCTCGTCCCGGTCGGGACGGAAGATGCCAGCCGGGGCCTTCCCCGGAGAGTCATACGGATCTTCGAGATGCATACTCCGAAGGTTACTCGGGAGCACCGACAAGAGGAGGGTCAGCCTCCGCGTAGGTCACTGCATCGACGAATTCGAATGCCGTCGCGGCAGCCGCATCAATGATCGCCTGCACGACTGCCGCCTTGTTTTCTCCCCAGGGGAACTTAATCGTCAGACTGTAGTTCAGACTGATGTTATCTCCAGGAAGCAAACGAACCGGAGAGAATTCATGGTCATGCTGAATTTCGAGTGTCAACAGGGCACCTTTTCGTTAAGTTCAGCAATTCCAATATCTCCCGTGGAGCGATTGAAGATCAGCAGATAACCATTCCAGCAACGATACTCGACACGGTTATCGATATTCTTCCAACTATCCCCTCTCTGCACCTGTGCCCCTGAAGCACTGGCCCCGCATCCAGCCACAATCCACGAAAGTGCGCAGACAACGATAACCGCGATCGAAACAATGATCGAATGCTTGACTGTCCTCATTACTTCCTCACCAACGTGATGTCCTTGCTTGCCCGAGTGATACCTGTGTAGCGCCAGCGGCGAGTGATTTCATCAGCCCAGGCGGAACCGATGCGGTTGTATTCCATTCCCCACATCGCGCGGCCTTCGTCCACCAGGCAGACGTTCCCCCACTCAGAACCCTGCGCCTTATGCACGGTCAGGGCATGGCTGAAGGTAAAGAGCGCTGTCTGCCCATTCCAGCCGATCCTGGCCTTGAGCGCCTGATTCTCACCATTCTGAGTGAAACCTGCGATGAATGAGAAGATATCCCGAACTTCGCCAGCACCATCCTCAAGAGTGAGGAGTAATTCATCCTCTTCGCGGCCAGGCTGAACTTCCAGAACAGTGAAGGTCTGTCCGTTAAAAACGTCCAGATCCTTGTTGTTCTGAAGATTCATTACAGGATCACCGGGAACGGGCACGCCAGGCTGACGACCCAGGGCCTTTCGAACATGTCCGATGGCTCCCCAGCGAGTTGCGCGCCGCCAGCAGAGGATCTGATCAAACTTGGTATAATCAAGCCTCTTACCGTGCGCGTACTCATCATCGTGAATCATCCCCCCATTCCGCACGCGAGTCGCCAATGCGATGACGGGTGAGTCAAGGGCCTGCCGATGCACCTCAGTGAGCATGATGTCCGGCGCCTGGCTGGTGAAGTAGCCTTCCCCGCGAATCGGCGGCAACTGCTCGGGGTCGCCGAGGACCAGGACGCGGACGCCGGTGGCAAGGATGTCATCGGCCATCTTGTCGCTGACCATGGAGACTTCGTCAGCAATCAGCAACTGCGCATCAGCGAGAGGGCTTTCGAAGTTCGTCGGCCAATACAGCGCGCCGTTGGCGCGAATCATCGAAGTGAGTTCCTTGATGTGATTCTCGACGGCTGTAATCAGAATCTCATCGCGAACGTCCATCTCCTCAAGCTTCTGGAGCATATTGCGCTGACGAGTCCTTGCCGCCTCAAGGTTCTGGGGAGCCGTGTAAAGCATCGAATGCAACGTTCCGGAGGGGACGCACCCCTTGCTACGCAGAACCTGCGCAGCCTTGCCAGAAAAGGCACCGAAGAGAACATCGTCGAGACTCAGAACGTAGGGGACGAGTCGGGCGATCGTTGTCTTTCCTGTCCCAGCCTGGCCGAACATCCGGTAAACCTGGGTCGTTCCGTTTTGATACCAATCCTTGATGGCTTCGATGGCCGCCACCTGGCCCGGCGAAAGCTTGGCCTTCAGTGCCTCAAGTTCTGCTACTTCCTCCGATGTGCGCTCGCTGTTCCTACGCGGAAGGTGGTTGCCTTCCTTGGACTCGCCAGGTCCGTCACAAAAGGCGAGATCTCCCCCTGCGACTTCAACCAGTTCGCTGCTTCCAAAGGTGAAGGCCATTCAGTTTCCCTCTTCGTTTCCCTCGTTACCGCTATCCATCGGGAGTTCTTCCTTGTACTTGGATTGAGGCATCGGATTCTCCCGATGTTTCTCCATTCCCCCGATACCAACAAGACCACGTGTTGACCGGATGAGGGGTCGCCCGGCCTGACCGGAAAGCTTGAAAGGTCGTGTGAACGGACTCGAACTTCCCTCATCTTCAGTAATCGCCCTCATCTCAGCGGTGACGTGTCCAACCTTCTCAGTATGCTGAACGAACAACTTCTCGGCACTATCGATGCGATGCGCGAGATCTGCGATCTGGAGGCTGATCTCGGCGAGACCATTCAGAACCGTCTCTGTTTCGAAGTTCAGGCCAGGCTTAACGTCAACGGGGAGGAGGGTCGGCGTTGTCTCATCCCAGAGGGCGTTGACCTTCTCGATCTGGGAAAGAATGCGCTTGACATGCTCCCAGTTGCGAATGTTGTGGACATGAGTGGTTGTCCGCTCAAGCCACTCAGAGTAGGCCATAACCTCGATGCTTCGGCCAGAGTTGGCCCAACGGCGACGCGCCTGCTCAGCCTTGGTCTTAGACCGCATCTGGTCAAGCATGGCAAGGCCAAAGAAGTCAAGGTCCTCCACGAGAACCCAAGTATCACGAACCTTGCGGAATCGACGTCGGGCATCCATCCGGCCCAGAAGGTAGGCCGCAGTCACCGAAATGCTCACTCCGCTCGCGAAGGGAGCCCATGTCGCCCAGTTCTGCACATCAACCAACATAGTCACTTGTTGACTCCTTGTCAAGTCTCGACGGGCCCAGCAACGCCACGGCGGGGTGGCTGAGGCAGGTAGGTAGGAGGAGGAGTCCCGGAGGGTGGTACGACCCCCCACAGACCTCTTTTCATGATCACGATTATTCGTAGACCAAATAAAGAGGTCTCTCCCCCCTATGAGGACCCTCCAGGGGTACTACTCCTACCTACCACCTACCTCAGGACTGCATCCCCATCTCGATCTCCAGGAGAGCCCCCGTGTTGATCTTACTGGAGCGCTCGATCTGGTAGATCTGGACGTTCTTCCGACTTCCGGTGGTGCCCTTGCCGAGATCGGCGACCTTCAGGTCGCCTGCGTAGCGGCCGATCCTGTTCTTCAGCCAGAGCCCCAGAGACTTGACGAACTTGCCTGCATCGTTCCAGGACCCGAACTTTTCGGCCAGATCGCCGGGAAGCATCATCGGATCGATCGGAGTGCCGATCGGCTTGCCGAAGGAGTTTCCCATGATCTGTGCATAGAGTTCCTTCGACGTGAATGCAGTCTCAGTTCCGAACGAATCTACGATGGCCTCCAGGAAGATGGCCCATTCCTCATCCTCTGCGCTGCGCTCCTTGCGCTGCTCAGCATTCGAGAAGGTTCCGGGGAAACCAGCGAACTCCAGGATTCCCCGGATAGTCTTGACCCATACGGCGTAATCGTCGGAACGCTTGACCTCAGGCATCGGGCGGCCAGCAACTACCCATGCCCTTGCCACAGTCAGCAGGGCCGTGATGTATTCGGCGCGATTCTCGCGGGTCCAGAGGATCGGGTGGCACTTGAAGCCAGTCCGGGATTCCGGGTTCGGAACGCGAGGGTCGATGGTGATCCTGAGAGTACGACGCGCCAGGTCGCCACCGATCTGCGCATTGTTCCCAGTCATGGCCCAGAGCCGATCATTCGGCACCTGCATGAACTGGTCGTTCCTTCCGAGCGTTCGGTCGGAAACCGTGTCGGTGGTGAGCAGACCTTCAAGAACGGAGGAGTGAATGACGCCACGGACGTTATCGAAGGCGATGATGGGCGCAGTCGTCCCGGAGAGCATGGTCATGACGACCTTCGACCATTCTTCGTCCTTCGTCGGCATCCCGGGACGCAATGCCACCCCGTGTGCTTCACGGAGCACGCCGAGGAGGTATCCCTTGCCAGAACCAGGCGAAGGTGCCTCAATGACAGCGAACTGATAGGGAGGCGGCACCATCGGCCTCAGCAGGGGCGTGAAGGCGCATCCAACCCAGTTAGCCAGGTCGTCCGGCGTAACGAAGGGGAATTCGCTGACGGGGAAGAGAATCAGGTCGCGCGCTGCCTCAACCTGCGCCCGCGTGGGATTTTCGGGCACAGCGATGGTGCCCATGCCACCTGTAGGCAGATACAGCATCCCGGTGGCTTCATCGTAGCCGGGCCTGTCGAAGATGCTGCCATCGCCCCGCATCACCGGGGTATGCGTGATTCCCTGAAGTGTGCGAAGATTCGGCGTATCTCCGACTTCCGAGGAACCGATGCAACGCTGAGCCAGGTCAAGAGGGAGAAGGGTCCGGCGCCACTGCTTTCCGGTGGCCTTGCCTTCCTTGTCCTTCTTTACCTCAGCCTTACCCACATCGTAACGGGTTTCGATCATAGACACGAGACCATTGAGGGTAATCGGCCGGACCTGCGCCGGACCATCGTCAGCGCCGGACTCCTTCGGTTCTACGTAACCTTCCTCACCGATCAGGGGGGTATGCACCAGCATGCGGGAACCGCGCAGGAACAGGCCAGCCAACTGGCCCCTGCCGACTTCTTCGCGAAGCCAGGGCATCGCCGAAGCCTTGTCCCCGACATTGATGCGGAGTACGCCATCCTTGTTCTTGTCGCCAGTCCGGAAGCCATCGCTTGACTCTGCGGGAGCCTTCTCGATAATCTGGACTTCGGTGGGAGGCGCAGTAGGATCGTAGGGATCTTCCAGAAGGATTGTCGTCGTCGTTACTCCCCGGTCGGCCCAGCCGTTCTCTTCGTCCCTCTCGCCGAGGCGCTGTTCGTTCCGGGAGAGCCGTTCCTCGACATTGATCAGGTTCGCCTGCGCTACAGCCCAGGCCAGCGCAGCCTTGAACTCTGACTTCGGGAACCTGCCCCGATCGCGCACAGGATCGAACATCAGCAGAAAGAATTCGTACATCTCGTCAAGCACGGGCCGGATCTGGTAATATCCGAGCCGTGCCTCACGACATGCCTGAACCAGGTACTTGACGAGGGCTTCGTGGCGCGAGCCAGAATTCATGGCGCGCTTGAAGCCGGGGTCACGCTCGGAGCCTTCAAGGACAACCTTGGCGAAACCAGGCTTCGTAGCGCTTTCGTTGTGGTCAGCGATGAACTTCTTCACGACATCATCGGTTGCAGATCCTGCGCCGAGTTCATCGCGATTGACGTTCGGCAGAAGGCCAACCATGAAGTCAGAGAGCACCGGAATTTCACCGGTGACCATCCACTTGTAACGTCCGCCAGGCTTCGTATGTGCAGAAGGCTCCACGACGATGATCGCGTTCATTCCGCGAATCTCGCCCCACTTGGAACCAGAAAGCTTCCCCAGTCCATTTCCGAAGACTCGATCTTCGGGGCAGCGATAAACTCGGTGACCACGCAGCCCGACTTCGCGGGTGCTCTGCCAGGGGCCAGGGTTCTTCTCGAACTCCTCGGCGAGGGCGGCAGGGATCAAATCGTAATCATCGACATCAAAGACGATCAGACCAGAACGGCCGACGTGGATACCCAGCAGGTACCTTCCGTCGGAGAACCATTCCTTGATCTGCTCAGGGTCAACACTGGTCTTGGCCTGCCACTTATCCTTCAGAAACTTGGCAGGACGCTTGGTATCAGGCTCCACCGGGAGGACATAGATGTCCTGCTTGATCAGGAGCAATGCCGCCCCGAGGACGTCATACTCAGCCGGGATCGAAGGAATCGAACGCGCGCTCATGCACGGTTCCCGAATGATGCGCTATCGTGATGCACGGTAAGACAACCTCTCTCATCAGCGGTTGCAAGAGCCCCCGGACCGAGGCGACGGCCGGGGGCTCACCCGTTCCTCCGGAGGGACCTAGAGATTACCTCCGGTGATGCCTGTCATCGTGGGAAGAATGGCGACTCCTGCCCTCCCCGATCAATGGCTGAATAATCAAGTAGTAGATGCCGTGAGCGATGACAATCCCGAAAAGTGCATGAGCGACGGTCATGCTGCCGCTTCCTTCTGTTCCGTGATGTAGTTGTCCAATGCACGTCGAAGGATCTCCGCTCGGGAGACTCCGTCCGCCTTCGCCTGTTCGTCAATGAAGGCTCGCTGTTCCGGCGTACCCACGAAGGGCATCTGCGCCGTGTATCGAGCCTGGATGTACGTATGAGACACCTGGGTCCTTCCCGGTCCTGACCTGCTCGTTCCCCGCCCATGCGAGGCTAGTTGCCCAGTGTACTAGGCGTCAACTAGACTACTTGTCAACGACTTGTCGACTCAAGGAGAGTAGCAGATGGTCAGGTGGGCGGATGTGGGCGTCGGAGATGTCGTGATCGGTGCCAAGGACAAGAAGGCCTGGGAGGTGACCAAGAAGGGCCCCGGTGAAGAGGTAACGATCCAGAATGGTGAGCGTTCCTATACCTTTGCTCCTTCCGGCGAGGTTGAGCGACTTGCCACCGCTTCTGAGATGGTAGCGGCTGCTCAGGCATCTGTCAAGATCGTTATGCCTGGAGCCGTCACGATTGCCGAACAGGGGCCGGACAAGGTCTGGGTCTGCCCGAACACGTACCCTGACGCAGGATCGCTGCTTTCGCATCTTTTCGTCATGCATGGCAAGAAGTTGACAGAAACTGACCTGATTGGTATGCTCGGTGAACATCGGGCCTGGCACGACAAGCACGACGTGCAGAAGCCCCACATCCACGACAAGGACTTCTGGAGGGACAGGGCGTGAAGCTTCCGCTCAGGAAGTGGCAGATCCACTTGCTTACCGTCGATCGCGAAGGTATCGTGCTCCAGCGGCAGCGGATGTGGAAGTATTGGACCCTTCGCTTCGCGCGCCAGGACATGCGCAACATTCATGAAAAGGTTCGCTGGGGTTATGACGGATACCGACCGATGGTGATGGTGGCGAAGATTCGATGAAGGTCGACGAGATCGACGACGCTCTTGAGGAGTCCGAGTACATCCGGCTTGCCATGGAGCATGATCTCCCTCGCATCCCGCGCACGCCGACCGAAGTTGTCGATGACATCTTCGCGGGTCGGCTGTCAATCAATGGCAAGGGAGACGCTTACTGTGCAACTTTCGAAGATCCTGCATCCTACCATGGTGAAGTAGAATTTGGTGAGTATGAAAGGATTCTGACTGAAGAACAGGCTGAGCGCCTGATTGAGGCTGCTGGTGAGGCATATCGCCGCCGCAATGAGCCCATCCAGGAGCAGGGGGGGGTCCGCGACGAAAACATTGGGCGCAGAAATCGGAACAACATCCAGGTTAACCCCAGGCGTTTTGGTGCTGTCCGCCCTCCGGATGCGAGGATCAATCCTTACCTGGATGAGATCGCACGACTTCGCGGACGAATGAGCGCGAGGAATGGCCGCGTCCGTTCTGCGCGATTCGGCATGGAAGAAGTCAACGAAGCGATGCGGATGCTTCCTGAGGCGAACCCTGTGTCGGCGGCGCGTTTTCTGCGGACCTGGGCGACCCAGGAAGCCCAGCGAGAATGGCTCAGTGGCCGGATCACTCAGCAGGACTACCAGGATGCCATTGAGCAGGTCATAGAGTCCCACAACGCGGTCATAGCCTCCCTGGCAGAGGAGAGGCGCAGCGGCGAATGATCATGACCCAGAGGGGCACCCAGGGCTTCCCAGGCGCCCCTCTGGTATCAGGCCAGACCGAGCAGTCGTCGACATTCCTTGCAGGTGACGATGTTCCGGTGGAATGAGTAGACCTCAGGCTTACTCACGCCACATTCCGTCACGCCACCAACTTCGGTGACGAAATGGATGTTCTGGTTCACGGAACCGAGATCACCGTGACGGAGAGAGTGAAGGAATTACTCCCCAGTCCTGTCGCTGCGACCGTAAACTTGCGGTCAGTCGAACCTGCCGCCGCAGCAACCGGCGTGATCGTTACGGTCGAACCGACCGGGCGAGCCTCGGCGTTATTTCCGGCGTATTCGATGACTCCGGTGGCGAATGCAGGAAGACCACTGACTGTCAGCGTCCCTGAAGTATTCGCCGAAGTCAGGGCAAGAGTGCCCTTCTTGACGACAACGCCTTCTCCTGCGTCACCCTTCGGTCCCTGCGGACCAACTGCTCCGGTGATTTCAGCGATCGGCCCGAAAGCCTCCACCAATGTGGTCGGCGTCCAATAACGGTTGCCCTCGCTGTACTCCGGGCACTTTCCGGTATTCTTGTCATACCAGAGGTTCGCATAGGCTCCTGTGCCGACCTTGACGCAGAGCCCGCGCTTCGTCGTTGAAAGCACGACCGGAGGATAAACCTTCGGGGTCGGGGATGTGGAAGGGGTGACCGTAGCTGCCGCCGGGGCAGAAACGGCAACCGTTGCAGAAGCGGGAGTAACGAGGAGAGCGCCACCGATCAGCGCTGCTGCGGCACCAGCCGCGAGAACGAACTTCTTCATGGGATTACCTTACCCCCGCCACGGTGCGGCTGGAGTTCGCCGCTGCGCCGACCTGGATGGCGCCGAGCACTGCCAGGATGATTGCCGTCAGTTCTTCACCGCTGATGTGGTAATCGCTCCAGGCCGAAACCAGGACCGTCACACCGGCGACGAAGACAGCGACGAGCATCTTCGCCCAAGGCTGCTCCGGAGTGTTCGCCTTCAGGTAAACTGCGGCTGCACCACCAGCGAGGATGAGAATGTTGACAATCTCATCCGAAGTTAGGTGCCAGTCCGACAGACCCGCAACTAGCGTTCCGACCACAGCGATCAGCACGTAGTTGAAGAACTTGGCTGCGTAGTTGAACATCTGTTCTCTCTCTCAGTGAACGTTACGGTTCAGGTACCTCTGGAGTGCCTTAACCGTCTGCGGGCCAATGACCGCATCCTGGGCCACGCCTACACGATACTGCAATGCTGTCTTGATGGCCGTAGACCAGCCGCCGACCTGCTTCTGACCCAACCAACGTGCCAACGCATTGAAAGTGACGGGGCCCATCTGCCCGTCCCTAATCTGCACGCCGAGGAGGATTTGCAGACGCCGCGTGGTCGCCGCACCCCAGGCGCCATCAACCACCAGCGGAGAAATCCCGGAATGCGTGTAGGCAACTGGAACAGTCTTGATCGGCGTTACTGCAATTTCCCCAGCATAGAATGGGCGGCCGAAACCAACTACCGTGGAAATATGACGAGTTCGCTTGTGGACGCCGCCACCGTCGGATTGGTTCCCATAACCCGCTGCGGTATTGAATTCGACGGTCAGGACATAGGAACCGCTGATACTTTCAACGATTCCGACATGGGCCTCGTATCCGCGACGCTTCTTCCCAGACCAATCGAAGAAGACGATGTCCCCGCGCTGGCCGGTCTGATGCATACGACCCTTGGAGCGGAACCAATTCGCCCACGAAGGACAGTAAGCCCAACGTCCACCAATTGCAGCGAGCCCACCTGGAACTCGCGCTGCGCACCAAGTCAATCCGATGGCGCAATAGGCGACATTGTTCCAGCCATACCAGAGACCATACTTGTTGTAGTTCCTGGCGCCTTCGCGGTATCCGACCTGCGAACGCGCTTCATTTAGAACTTGAGTCGCTGTTGCCATCAGAACTTCACATCCTGAACAACGTCATCAGTAAATTCGTTGCTCGGTTCCGTTGACTCCGATTCCTCGAAGGTGACGGACTGATCCGTCGGGACCTCATCGAGAGGACCGTTAGTATCCAATGTTGTCATGTCAATCTCAGGATTCACGAATAGCTCCTCACTCCATCGACATATGCACGAGACTGCTCAGTCGGATACTGACCCGTGTTAAGCAGTTCGGTCGCATTCTTCGGGGAGTTGTGATTCAGAATCGCCACGTTCCAGGCGAGTTCCGTAGAAATACCACGCTTCGTTGTGTATGTGCGGTTGAAGACTGTTCGGAGAATCTTCGCAGTCCAGTCCAGTGCAAGGTCCGGCGTCATCGCGAAGTCGAAGGAAATCGCGCTGCCGTTCCCGTTCCTCGGGTCCAGATTGATTTGAGCGAATCCATGGTCCCATCCGCTGACTCCTACCGCTCCGGGATCGAATGTAGATTCAAATCCCACGATACCCCGAAGAATGTCGCGAGGGACCGCATACAGGTCAGCCTTCGTATAGACCAGGCTCATGAAGGCGCGCTTCATTGTAACTGGTCCGAAGATACCGTCAGCCTCGACCCCCAGGCTCTGCTGAAGCTTAATGCCAGCCTCGGCAGTCTTCGGGCCAAGCCAGCCATCGCGCTCAAGGAAAGGCATCCCGGCCATGGCCTGGAAAGCCTTGACAGCCGCGTTTACAGAACGAGCGGAGTCTGAACGATCCTTGCCGGTAACGAAGGCAGATCCGACTGGAGTCTCGTCAACCATCGCGAGACGGTAATAGCCAGGACCCTTTCCGCCAGCCTTCGCGGGAAGGAGTCCACCCTTGAGAGTCCAGGCTCCACGACCAGGAACGTCGGGAACAATCGGAGTTGGTGCCATTTCTACCTCGCCTCGATGCCTTCTGGAGGAGTCCAGGGATTCGCTGTGATTCCGTTTTCTTCAAGCAACTTCGTTAGGTTCGCGATCCTGGTAGCACACGACTTCATACCTCGACCCAGGACAACTACATCGTACTCGGCTTGGGTCGCCCTTGCCTCAGCCTTCGAAGCCCTCGCCTCGGCGGCGTCAGCCCTGGTCCTGATCTCTTCACTCTCCTCTTCAGAAGCCTTCAGCCTGGTGGATAGCCGACCGATTTCTTCCCTTAGGTCCTTGATGATGGAAAGTGTCGTCGATGTTGCGATTGATTCAGCCTCAGCCTTCGTCTTTCCCCGAGCCATGAATCCAGTTACGATCGAAGCGAGAAGTCCTCCTCCGACTGCGGTCAAGATGCCGACGACAATTACGGTGACGGTAGACCCATCCATCGTTAGGCACCGTCCTTATCTGGCATCTCCCTCGAAAATCGGATAATCGCCCGCTGACGTATTCCAATGCGAAAGGCACGCCATACTGCGGCAGTGCCGAACCCTCCGACAAATGCAGTAAGAACCGATGCTCCCTGGATACTTTCCAATTGCGAGAGCAGCACGACTGCATAGATCAGAGAAGCACCGGCTACAGCGATAAGTCCGATCTGCTCGATGACCAGGGCAGTGGTCTCCCGATAAGGCCAGACGATTCCGACGAAGGCGGTAATCGAGCCTAGACTGAGTAGGATTCCCCAGACAATGAGAATTGGTTCATCGAGAACCTTCGTAATCGACGAAGGTGTGCCCAGGTGGGTAAGTGTAGACGCCCCACCAAAAGCTAGGAAAAGCATGATGACAAACTCGAACGGGTCTGGCCCGCCTTCGCGGCCAATTCTGGTGAACGTGCGCATGAGCAACCTCCCTCAGGTATAGCTTACCTGGGGCAAGTGGATCACGAAGCACGGATGATATATGGCATCGCAACAAAAGGCGGCATGTTCTCATGGGAGTTGCCACTACCGGCATTGTCTGTGCTTCCGGCCAGGCTGTGGCCGTGACCGCCCTGGGAATCGGTAGAAACGCTGTGGGAGTGCCCTCCACCGCCCCCGGTGCTACCTCCACCATTACTCGCCGTGGTAGTTCCACCGCCAGCGAGGATATCCGAACGGGTGCTCTGATTGCCAACTCCGTGAGAGTGGTCGCCCTCGAATCCAGTAGAACCACCGTGACTGTGAGATCCAGCAGAACCGACGGACGCGGAGGATAGGTTGTGGTTGTGGACTGGCATTTCTGCCCACAACAGCGCAACACTCGCTGCGCCACCGGTGTTACCGCGACTGTAAGAGCCCCCAGAGCCTACTGGGATGCGGTTCGTCAGGTTCGGAACATTGAATGTTGTAGTGCCGTTCCCGGCCCCATAGGTTGTCCCACAGACGGCGAAGAGGGCTGCATAGGTTGTCCGACTGACGGCGGACCCATCTGCGATGAGCCATCCACTAGGCGCCGAGGAGCCAGCGAAGGGGAGCAATGTCCCGATCGGGGTGAAGGCATCGATCGCATTCAGCCTACCCGCAACGATTGTCACCTCGCCCTGCTGCATTGCCCAAGCGCGATCCCCGACCTTCAAGGATGCGTCGGCGGTGCGGGAAAGCCAAGCAGTGCCCGTGATATCTAGCTTGACACGGAATGGACTTACGGATTCGACAGATGTCACAACACCGACGCGGACATTGCTCGGATCGCCTGAAGTCGGCGCAGTGATGGCGTCAGCTAGGTCAGCTACGACTCCAGCGATATCCGCTGCCGCCGGTGGGCTTTCCGGAGAATATCCGGCCACAGGTAGCTCAGTCACAGAGCACTCTCCCGTAGCTTGAGACGAATGGTCGAAGTCGGGCGAAGTGGAACCGTTGCACCAGCGACAACGTAAACTCCGCTAGTCCGGGACCTGCCGTCAACAACCGTTACAGCATCCCCAACATCGTGCCCCGGGTGACCAATGGTGTTGATCGTAATCTCCTGGCGCATCTTCGTAACGCGCGGAAGCAACGTAGCGGCAGCGGCATCCGCCTTCCCCTGGGTATCAATCAGAGGGGAGGAGTATCCATAAGGTCGCTTTCCGAATGGGCCCAGATAGTATGTGGGAGAAAGCGGATCTGTGTCCCAAAGAACGGTACGGATCGGACCGGCCTCGGGATGTTCTCCGGTGACGACGACTCCACTGTATGTGGTGTCTGCCTTGATTGTTCGGGAGGTGTCGACAAGGAGGGACGACTCGCCGGGGGAGTATGTGATTCCGGTCGGGGCTTCGCTGTAGGGCTCGACAACGAGGGTTCCCAACTGGTCGAAGTAAGCCGATAGGTTGTCGGCGGCTGCGAGCTTTCGGACCGCATCCCATGGATCGGATAGGGCATCGAACACAACCTCCGGAGTAGTGTTCCCAGTCTGGGTAATCCGGACCGGGACCGTCAATCGCGAAGTAACGATATCGGAAATCGCTTGCCAAGTCGGAGTCCCGCTTGCAATTGGGTATGCCGCATCAAATCGTCGGACCCGAACAGAGTCGACTCGATCCCAGCCCTTTACCTTGATCTGCGTTCCGGCGCCATGAGCGGTGACCTCTGGCTCGACGATTCCGAACACACCAAGAGGGACGTACTCATAGGCGCCATCCACCATGAGACCACGGTACAACCGCAGTTCGGTGCCCTTCGGGGCGAGGAGGTCCTTGGCACTGGCGGGGGTGAGGATTCCTTCAGGGTCCACAAGCCTGAGGTTGCATGAACGCCTGACAGCCACGTCATCAATTTCCACGCTCCCGTCAATCACAACATCAAGAGTGGTGACAAGTTCAGTGTTGTAGAGAACTTCGACCTTACTGTTCCACCGACGAGAGGTCTGGAACAATGCTGCGCTAAATGCTGGAGTCGTGGGCCACATCACTTCACCTCAACGAAGGAGATGGTGATGGTCCGGTTGACGCGAGCTTCGACTTCATAGTCACGGGAAAGGAAGCGCACGTAGGTAACCTTACCTGCCGGACTCTGAATGACCAAAGGAACAGTCCTGGTAACGATGTCCTTGATTCGGTCGATATCTGCGGCTGGAACATAAATGGCGATGCTTCCGTCAGGCGACTGCAATGCCTCGACATCTACGACAGCGGCATAGCGTCCGGCGGGACGAAAAACCGTCGACCCATCTTCGTCATGCACGGAGTACCCAGTGACATATGCGTTGAACTCAGCCTGATCTTCATCCGGGTCACGAATTGACCATAGGAGGGAATCGACGTGCGCCTCGGCGTAGGGGGAGAAGTCCGAAGTGAGGACTTCGGTTCCGCCGACATCTGCATTGGTAACGGCGCGATACAGGACATCTGAGTTGAAAGGCATTGTCCTATCGGAAAGCGTGGCCTGCTGGTAGAAGTCGGGCTTGACCGCATCTGTCAACTCAGTCCAGGAGATCCCGCCATCATCGCTTCGCTCAACATGAACCGTCTGAGTCTGCGAATATCCTCCACCCTGCCAATTCGTATCTCGGCCGGGGTGGAACGAAAGCCTTGCAGCGAAGAATGTCTCCGCAGCCGCGGTCGTTCCCAATACTTCAAGGACGACCCTCGCAAGGACGGCATTATCTGGCGCATCGGCAGTGATGAAGGCCGGAACATAGGATGTCGTACCTGTAACGATCTGATCGCCAATCGACTCAGAAATCAGAGTCCCAGTTCCATCGTCATTGTTGTACCAGCGAATCCTGATGCGGGCAGCACGAACTGTCCCACCAGAAGCAGTCTTGAAAGCCGCGACGGAAGTGTAGGTGTTCCCGCCAATCACGGGAAAACTCAGCGGCCTAGTATAAGCAGGCTGGCCAAGAGGTGCCAGGGGAGGCGAGCCTGCTGTCGTGCGCGCGCGCATGTCACCAGCCGCAACGCTCACCATCTTCAGCGATGCAACCAACTGATTCGGAGCATCATCAACCTGAGCGAAAAGCGTGGAGTTCGCATCGTTCTCCCAGTCAGCCTGACCGATGGCCTGATTGGAGGAGAAATAGTTCGACCTCGCCTCCACCAGCAGATTGACCCTGGGGACTCCAGTCCCCCAATCCTCCTCATCAACCGCCTCCAGGAGCGGACCAGCGGGCGGCTGAAGGCTCAGCGTGAAGTCCGTGTAGCTCCACGGTGAGGCGACGGTGTTGGCGTCTACAGACTGCACGTAGGCCCTGTAGGCGGTGCCATCCGTGAGGGACGTCCCGATCCGGACGCTACGACCAATCGCGCTGGTAACAACGCCAGAAGTCCACGTTGAAGGCGAAGGGTTGTTCGGGTCGATCGTAACGCCGAGAGTCGGGACGATACGAACCTCATAAGTCTGCTGCGCAGCGACACTGGTGTAATTCCAGGTAACGAGCGGAGTCGAAGACCCATAGGAGATTCCGACTGGCGAAGTGACAACAACCGTAGGCGCAAGCGATGCGGTGACCGTACGGTTCGCGGCATACGAAGAGTTAGCGCCAGTGCTCGACTTAGTACGAACCGACCAGGAATACGTTGTTCCAGTCGTCCACTTCCCGGACGGGAAAGATACCTGGTATGGGTTCGTGGTGTCGGTTGTGTTGTAAACCTCGCCAGACTGCCAAGCCTGCGTCGAAACATTCCAATACTCGGTAGTCGGGCCGCCGCCGAACTGACGACGGAAAGCCCAAGCCTGCTGAGTATCACCAGGAGAAACAGCGTTGTACTGCCACTTGAAGGTGTACCCAGCAGCTAGGTCAACCCGGGCTCCATTGGCAGGAGAAAGTAGAGTTGGCGTACCTGGAGCACGAGTCAGGGAAAGCAACTGCTGCGACTTGATGGTGTGCGAGGATGTTCCCTCGGACCAGATCATGTCAATGGAATCGCGCGGAGGGTGTCGAACTAGCTGAAGATCTCCGTCTTCGGAGTAGGCTGTTCGAGTAACCGCTGTTGTCCAACTCCCCCACGTAGTTGTACCGCGAGTGAACTTAACGTAGATGATATTTCCATTTGTTCCGCCGTACGCGGCAAGGTAGATATCACCGGTGGTAGGATCACAAGCAAGCGAAATGCCCAGAACGCTACCCGTTCCTCCAGGCATCGCGGGTGGATTCCTGGTCGTGACTGATCCGGCCGTGCCATCCCACTCTGCGCCCTTCAGCGAAGTGCCATTCGTGGTCCACACCATAAAGTCGCGCGAACCATCGTAGACCGAACAGAAGACAGTGTTCGGGACGGTCACGCTAGTTTCGATGGTCAGCGGGCTTCCCCAGGTCCAGTTACCCGAAGAGTAGGTCGCCTTGTGGACATAGGTATTTCCACCCGTTGCCGACGAAACGAAGAGATAGACGTGCGGCGAAGCGGATGGAGTCTTGCCATCTCCAGTGTGTGCGAACTCGATGGACTTTACCTGGAAAGCCTCGAATCCAGAGGCGGGACCATGAGCCGTCGAATCAACGGTAATGCTTCCGCTCGCCGCGACGGAAAGCTTGGAAACTCGGGCGCCATTGGCTCCGGAGTCATATGTCCAGGTAACCCAGACAACCCAGCCAGTTCCGTTACGAAAGGCGACAATGTCGGAGTCAACGCCAACCCGGCCACCCGCAGGTGAAATCGCCTTGGTAGTCCAGGACCATCCTCCACCCGTACGCGGGACTCCGCGCGCATACATGACGATCTGCGGGTTCTTATCCCACTGGACGAAGGAAACGTGGGCATATCCGTCAGCATCGATGAAGAACGATGGGACCGCAGTCCCCTGCCCTAGATCTAGGTCACTTCCGGCAGAGATCGCCCAAGTGTTCCCGCCATCGCCGGAGGAGAAAAACCTGGCCCTTCCTGTGTCAACGAGCAATGCCCAGAGTGTTCCGTCTGGGGAGACATCCAAACGCTTCTCGGGAGAACCGGAGAGCGAATCTCCGTGTGGTAGCCCCGATGTGATGACGGTTGCCACCGGTCCTCCTAGCTAGACTGTCGCTTCTGAATCGCCGTAAGCAGCGCTTCTGCCATCGTATCCTGCGCACCATCGAAGGCCGCCCTCGCCGCAGCAGGGTCCATCCCAGCGGGGATTTGCAGAACGATATCCCCAACTGAGATCGAAGTTGCAGCGCTCGCTCCATTTGCCCCTGTGCCGAAAGCCCCCGCCGTGGAGGTCAGTGGACTGGTGATCGCATCGAATGCTGCGGTCGGGTTCGCATTGAGCGACATGATGTCGGCAATGTCACTCATGGTCATGCTCAGCGGACCAGTCGCACTAAGACCGGCCGCCAAGTCCTGAACGAAACGCTGACCACGAAGCTTGACATATCCGTGGCCGGAAAGCGGTCCGGTCTCAGCAGGCGAGCCAGGCATGACGGATGCGACCTTTCCGATGATCTTAGATGCAGCATCACCAGCAGCCTGAGCCATCGACTCGATTCCCTTGATGAATCCGCTGATGAGATCCTTACCCCAGTTATAAGCAGAAGAGATCAGCCCGGTGAATGCTCCAGTGATATCCGAAACAATCCCACGGATTGCTGCCATAACGTTCGTTACCATCGTCCTAACTGCATCGACGAGTCCGTTCCAGATCTTATCCCAGAGCGCCTTGATCGTATTGAGAACGCCCTCGATTGTCGTGCGAACCGTGTTAATGGCGTCGGAGACGTTAGTCTTGATCGTATTCCAGATCGCGGAGAGCTTTGTTGAGACCGCATCCCAGGCTGTGTCCCAAATCCCCTTAATGAAATCTAGTCCAGTCTGAATCACGGCCTTGGCATTGTCAATCCCAGTCTGAACGAATGCCTTGATTTCGGTCCACTTTGTAGAAAGATAGGTCGACACTACATCCCAGGCTGTATTCCAGATAGTCTGGATGAAATCGAGACCAGCCTGAATGTAACCCTTCACTGTTTCGATAGCTGTCGAAACGGTCGAAGTAATGTTGGTCCAGACAGTTACTAGGAAATTCCAGACATTTGTAAAGATTGTCGAAACAGTATCCCAGATCGCGGAAACTGCTGTCATCACACCATCCTTGATGGTATTCCAGGCGGTGATGACAAAATCAATGACAGGCTGCATGACAGCCATAAGGAAGTCGACCATCTTGTTCCACCACTCGATAACCCCGTTAACGAGGTCAGGAATGATGGAGTTGCCGATCAGCACATCATAGAGCCACTGGAAGAATCCGATGATGGTATTGATGAAGTTCATCGCTCCACCGGCAATTCCATCCCAGAGGAACTGGAAGAACGAAACGATTCCGTTCCAGGCGGACTTCAGGAATTCAACAGCGTTCGTCGCGCCGCCCTTGATTGCATCCCAGATGTAACTCCAGGCTGCGGAAATGGCGGCTCCAGCGATCTGGATGATCCCCTTGATGATCTCGAATCCGCCCTTAAGGATTCCCCAGATAATGTCCCAGAATCCGAACAGGATCATCACCAGGCCATCCCAGATCTTTCCCCAGTCGCCAGCGAAAATCGCGGCAAAAATGGTGAAGATTCCTCGGATGATGTTGAAGGCGCCAGAAATGACACCCTTGATTACTTCCCAAACTCCGGAAAGAATTGTCGACAACCCGGGCCAGACTGCATTCCAAATAGACATGATCTGATCGAGTGCGCCAGAAATTTCATCGACCAGCCAATTTAGAACAAATTCAGCGCCCGTCTTGATGTTATCCCAAGCCTTCGTAAAAGTCGCGGAGTTGTCATCCCACCACTGAACGAACTTGGCCCATTCTTCCTGAAGGAACTTGAGACCTTCCTGAATAGCAGGTCCAACTGTATCCAGGATGCTCTGACCGATATCCTTCAACTTCTGAACGAACTCATCTACCTTCGCTCGGAAGCCATCAAAATTCTGGTAGGCCAGAATGAGGGCTCCAACGACCAGCGCAATAATTCCGGCCCAGGCGAAGAAGGCGGCGCTGATCCCCGCCACGGCGGAAGCGCCCGCGCTGATCCCAGACCAGATAAGACTGAAGATGGGAAGAAGCAGGCCGACAACGTTAACGACCGCAAGGATCGGGCCGATCATATTAACGAAGACAGCCGAAACACCGGCGAAAGCTAGAAGTCCAGTCAGGGTGATAGGAGAGATCTCTCCGAGCTTAGTCAGGCCATCGAAGACCTGGGTCAGCATCTGCATGACCCTTTCGCCGATTGGGGCAGCGGCGATAACTAGGGCAACAAAAGCCTTGCCAAGCGATGCAAGGAGATTTAGAACTAGTGGAGTGTTTTCCTTGATGTAAGTAACGAACTTCTGGAATCCAGGGTTGCTACCTAGAGTTGCACCCCACTCAGCGAACTTCCGTGTAAGTTCCTCAAGCCCTCCTAGGAATCCCTTCTGGAATGGGAAGAAAGCATTGAGGATTCCGACGAAGCCAGTGGCTAGGTTCCCCAGGATGTGACCGAACGAAGTAATGGCCGGACCAGCATTGTTGGTCAGGTTATTGAAGAACTCCTGCCATACTGGACTCTTGAATGCGGCGATCGACTCAGTCTGCAATCCATGGATAGCCTTAGTCGCATTCTGCATCAGCGGAGTCATCGCTGGGATTGCCGCAGAAAGAGCGTTCATTGCCTCAGAAGCCATGACAAAGATCTCAGGCCGAAACTGTTCGGCGAAATCAGTCCATGCCTTCTTCAGCGCCATGAAACTCGTAACTAGCTTCTGCTGTGCAGGATCCAGGGATTCATACAGGGCCTTTAGCTTGGCAAGCGCAGTTTCCTTCTGCTTATCCGTAACGGCCTGATCATAAGCAGTCTGTGCCGCTGTCATCTTCTTGATGACGTCGGTGATCGGCTTGAAGACAGTGATGGCAACGCCAGCGAAGAGAGCAGCCCCAGCGCCAGCCGCAGAGGCTGCGGCAGCGAAGGCTAGGAGTCCAGTCACACCAACGGCAGCGATCGGAACTAGGCCAGGACCTAGAGCGATGACCGCAGTTGTCAATCCACGGATGGTTCCGGAGGCGCGCTGCGCAGCAGCGGAGATCTGGTTCAGAGACTTGAAGGCGCTCTGATCCTTGTCGACTTCGATCTTTTCCTTCGAAAGCGCCTTCAGTTCTTCCTTGAAGATCGCCATATGAAGGAGAGCGCCGGTTGTATCGATATCAACGTCAACCCCGACCGTCGATCGATCCAATTCACGCATCTTGCGCTGGAGTTCTTCTAGCTGCGCAATTGCCTGCTTTGCCTGAACATCAGTCTCAATGTCGACGGTGTTACCCTCAAGCCACACCATTTCTTCCTTGAGGCGTTCAAACTCCTTCTTTGCGGCATCAGCGCTAACGCGGACGGAAATGTCAGGATCTTCGGTAGCCAGACGCTGAAGCATCTGCTGAAGCTTCAGAATGTCTTCCTGAGCACCCTGGTCCTTGACGGTGACCTCAATGCTCAGTTCGGCGACCGTAGGCACTGATGACCGCCTCTCATGACATCAACGAGCGGAATGCTTTCGCTTCTCCGCGTGCGCGCGAGCACGACGCTCCGCATCCATTGCTGCCAATGCTACCTCAGTCCAATACAGAGGCTGGCGAGCCAATTCCCATGGCGGAACGCCGAGATACTTCGCGGCGCGCACCAGTGGATACCATTCGGGCTGTTCGCCCATCTGCCCCTCGGTAATCAGCCAGCGTCCGAGGAGCTTTCCGCTTCCCCCGCGCTCTGGTGGTTCCTCACGGCGAGCAGGATCTCCCGGAAGATGTTCGTACGAACATGGCGAAGGCGCTCGAACTCAAGCGGGACCTTCGTTTCGTTGTCATCCTCCATCAGGTCCCAGTCCTCGACAATTTCGATGACCTGGTTGATGATTCGAGTAACCTGCTCCTCTTCGGTGCCATTCATCATCGCCTGTAGTTCTGCGATGGTGGCATGCGAAGGGCGGTACTTCACCTTTAGGACAGCGCCCCCAGCGAAGGGGACGGATAGCCAGGAGGATGGGCTGAGTGCTTCGGATAGGCGCATGGCCTGAGGATGCCAAGCCATGCGCCTTCCGTCAAACGGCGGTCGTCAGATTCGACAGAACATAGACCTTCGCCATCTTTCCGGAGTTCCTTGCCTTCCGAATGGTCTGCCAGGTACCGGAGCGAGTGGACTTCGGATGAGATTCACGTTCGCGCGGGAAGGCGACAAGACTGTCACTGTTCTCGACGATCTCATAATTTCTCTGGGCGTAAGAAGTGCCCGGAGGCATGAAGTGAACTTCGACTCTCTTCTGAAGCAACATCATGTCGATGAAGCGCATGTTCACTCGACTGCGATCCGCAGGAACGAAAATCTTCTGAGTCATGTTCGGACGGTGGTGCAGAAACCAGACGGCGATAAATTCGTCGATTCCGATGCAGGCACCAGTCACCACCGCATCGCCATACAGCGAATGCAGAATCCTTTCTACGCTGACTTCTTCTTCTTCGGAGAGGTCTCGGGAGCCAGAAAATCCGATGGTTCGCATGCTTCATCATACAACAACTTCTTGACAAGCGAAAGCCCCCGGCGCCGAAGCACCGGGGGCACGCCTTGGATCAGAGAGTGGCAGTTGTCGTGATAACCTCAGCGTGGAAAGCCTTGGCCCAGGTTGCGTCGACCGTGTTCCCGAAGGTCCATTCGATGGCGTAAACACCATCCTCGTCCGAGAACTCACCGACATCGGAGATCTGGCCTGCGCAGTCCAGCGTGAACTTGTGCTTGACCGTAACGCCGCCCGTGTAGATCGTCGGCCCAACAGCCTCCATGCGGAGGAACTTCGTCGTACCCGCCCGCATCGCGGTTAGGTTCGCCATACCTTCGGCATCGGCCTCCTGCATGATGGTGAACTGCGCAGTCGGCTCAGTTTCGACGGTAGTCACGAACGAAGGTAGGGATGCGTCGACAACCCAAAGGGGACCGAAGCGGGACGACAATTCGAAGGAACCCGAAAGCGCGCGGGTCATCTTCGTAGTCCCCAGCGCCGCCGCGGAGTTGTCCAGGTAGAAGGTAACTTCGGTCGGCCGGACCGGAACCTGAGGAAGCATCGTCGGCGCTGCCGTCAACGTCACTCCGTCCTCAAGGGCACGAGCGATAGCCGTGCCTTCGAGCGTGACCTCTTCGCGGGAGAAGTTGATAGTAAGGTCAGAGATGATGACGTTGGTAGCCCTGTGCGCCCGCACCGAGGAGCCCTGCTCGACCGTGAAGGTCTTCGGGGTGTCAGCACCGAAGGCGTTCGAATCGAAGACCCACTTCCGTCCAAGTGTGTCAGTCGAAGCATCCATGACGTTTGTGACAGTTCCTGTGCTCATCAGGGACGAGAGCACGTAAGGCAGTTCGGTGTAGGCCGGAGCCCCTTCTAGGGAAGCTTCAGACCATTCCTTGCCTAGGATCTGAAGGTTCGCGTACTTCTGACCGATGGGACGCTGGGAGTTGGTTTCAACCTTCGGTGCAAGATTGAAACCAATCGAACCTAGACGCCTCGGTGCGGCGACGGCGGTACCCGGGGTCGTTTCGACACCGATCTGAACCGCCTGGGAAATGGTGCTGCGCTCCGCCACGGCGGGGCTCCTCTCGCTGTCGAATCTGACCCCGGGCCCTATTCTGCCAGGCTCCGGGAGTACCTATCTGTTACTGACCCCAGACCAGGGACACGTACTTTGCTGCGGTTGCAGGCTGATTGCCCTCCGGGCCGTAAAGCGCGAAGCGCGGCCACAGATTGAACTGGACATCGTAAAGAAGTTCGCCTGGCCCAGTTCCAGCGTGCGCGCGGAAGTAGCGGTTCATCTGCTCAACATATGCAGGAGATTCGCCCCCTCCACCGGCGCACTGGGAAGCGATTCCACAGTTGCCCCACTCGCCAACCGACAGGGGCACGCCCTGCGCTTCAGCAAACTTCCGGTGGGATTCAATGCTATCCGGGTTGGTCGTGTCGTTCAGGGAAGCCCAGACGGCAGCCGCATCGGTCCGGTGCGGATACTGGTTGTAAGTGTCTAGGCAGTAGACATCGACGACCTTGCGGTCCAGCCCGTCAGTCTTGACGAACAAGTTCTCGGGATTCGCTGCGCCAACCGAAGAGCCATCGTTCGGACAGAGGACGACCTGAGGCGCATTGGTGTCGCTGAAGGTGCTGTAGCGCAGCGAAGAGAAGCGAGCGATGGCGTTACGGAAGTTGGCTTCCTGCCCGGTCGGAACATTCCATTCCGTCCAGTTGCCATTCATCTCGTGCGCGAAGCGGATGTAGACCTTCTTCGGGTCCATTCCATTGGCGGCAAGCTTTCCCTTCAGGGCCGTCAGCATCGACTGCCACTGGACATTGTAAGCACCGGCCGCAGCATTCGCCCAGGACTGTCCGCTCCAGATCGCACCGACTGCAATGTCCAGAGAAATATTCGGGCCGGTCACTCCGGCCATGTCTCCAGTGGTTCCGAAGGAACATGCACTTGCGGAGCAATCCTGGCTGTCCGACCAAGTTCCGACGATCTTAACCGGTTCGCCGCGCCAGGTCCCGAAGGTTCCGTTCGCTGCGTAGATCGAAGATGCCCCGGAGAGCCACGTAGCGGCCCCTGTGGGGCTCGGAGATGGCGAAGTGGTGCTAGGAGACGGAGAGGGGCTTTCCGTGGTTGGAGACGGCGACGTAGGGCTCGTAGAAGGGCTCTCCGTCGTCACCGTCGGCGTCGCGGTCACCGTAGGGGTAACCGTGACGGTCGGAGTGATAGTAACGGCCGGTGCAGTCACTGTCACGGTCGGAACGCCAGGAGTCACCGTAACTGCGGGAGCAGTCGACGTAACGGCAGGAGCCGTCACGGTTGGCGTAACCGTTACCGTTGCGGTCGGGCTTCCAGGAACCGACGTCGAAGGTGAAGGTGAAGGCCCGCCGATGTCGCCAGCCACAATGTTCGTCATCTTCACGCCAGCGCTGGACTGCCAGACGACGGGAACAACTCCGCGACCCGTGTAGGTCCCAGGAACAGTGCGCTGAGCGATCTGCGCACCATTCCAGAAGATCGTCAGCAGATTGGCGCTGTCGATGGTGACCTTGAGATTTCCGCTCGCGGTACGAGCAGAGTTGCCAGCAAGGTAGCTTCCGGCCGAAGGTTCTGTCTTCCAGGCTGTTGCGGAGACCGCAACAAGGATATTGCTGGTCGCGCTGTAGCGCAGGCGGAATCCTGCATTATGATCCTGGTCGGTGAGTCCGGAGATATCCGCCTGAGCAAACTGTCCAGCAGTGTCAGTGTTGCCAAGACTTGCGTCATTGACCCAAGTCCAAGCGGTCGCCGGTGCATACTGCGCGCGAGTGAAGCTAGCCGCCGACGCGGAGACCGCAGTAACCCCCGCCACGGCGAGGCACGCAGCGAGCGCGGCGCCCAGCCACGCTGCCATAGTCTTTCGTGGTGTCATCGTGATCCTCAGTTAGAGGCTGCCCGAAGCCGGTAATTCGCTCCGACATGCATGTACTGCACGCCGTCGATGGTCTCCGGGTAATGAAAAACAGTGTCTCGGACGCAGGTGATGCTTCCGTTCGCTGTCGTTGCGAACTTTCCGTGCAGGACAGATTCAAGAGCCCTCATCACAGCCCGGCCAGGGACGAATGAGTTCGAGCGATGAACCGCCTTGATCCCATATAGATTGTCCGTGTCAAACCTCGTTGCGCCAACTCCTCGGATATCCCTTGTGGAGATGTGCCCGACTAGCACGTATGGAGGTTCAGTTACTTCCGTGGTCTGTCCATTGATTACTCGGGTTACGAGTTCCGTGGGCAGAACTGCATCCTTGATCACCTGAATTAGCCAGGGCTCAAGGACATCTAGCGTTTCGTATCCAGTTGTCATCCTGCCCTCGCCGCCTTTCGAAGCGCCTCAGCCATGATGACAATGAATCGCGGTTCGAACATGTGCGCAGTTGGCGCAACGATCGGGCGGGCAGCCTGCTTGATCGTCCCGAATTCCTGGAAACCGGAGTAGAAACCAATCTCTCCGATGTTTCCAATCCAGATGTCGGCGAGCAGAGGATCTAGGCTATGGTCCTTAATGGATGCGCTGATGTATCCATGACGCTTCCAGACCGCACCCTTGAGCAGGTCGATGAGTTCCTGTGCGGAAGTGTCGATCCCATTCTCTTCTTCCCGAGGGATCGCGCGCGCGACATCGGGAAGCTTGGAGTACACCAACGTGACCTTACCCATCACATCTCCCTGATGAGGTAACGGTCGACGACCGCAGTCAAGCCATGAGGAGCTAGGTCAGAAATAACCACGTAATGCTGGCCTAGAACTTCGATGCGATCGTTCTCATCGATGTTTTCCCCGACATTGACAAGAAGCATCCGGACGCCAGCCTGCTGAAGAAGACCATCGCGGCCTTCGAGGGCTGGGTCTCGTGGCTGCACAACTCGACATGCGATTCGCTTTGCACGCGGAACCCATGTTTCGGTGCGACCACCTAGTTCGTCGTCGACGAACGTCCGATCCGAGATCAGCCCACTATCAAGGAAGGCAGTCGCGGCAAGGCGACGGCCCGTTGAGATAATGGACTCAATGCTCACTTCTCGTCAGCCTCCTTGATGCGGGCCTCTTCGTAGGGACGCTCCGGGTATGCCGGATAAGCGATGTCCTCTGGAACCGGGACCTCGTGGTAGCCCTTCGGCTCAGTCTTCTTCTCAGTCATGCGATTCTCCTCAGAAGGTGCTTGGCTGGACAATGACAGGGATTTCATCGACACCGTCGATGACTCCCGCCCCCTCAGCGCGGAACCACCAAGTTCCACCCTCGTCCAATGTGTAATAGACCTCATACTTGCCGAGGGCCGTGCGGACGAAGTTTACGTCAGGATAAGTCAATGCCGAGGTGCTTCCGGATGGAGCCCTGATAAACACCTGAGCAATGGTCGGATTCGTCGGAACGCCCTTGAGACGATAATTGATCTCAATGCGAACACGCTGTCCCTTGTAAATTGTGTCGTGGGACATGTCAACCCCTTCGTGCTCGCATGCGGACAGCGCCAGCCTTTTCGACCGTCACCTTAACAATACCTGGTCGGCCGAAGACACGACCCGCGAAAGTCGCCGCCACAGTTCCGGCCGTAGTGATCGAGCCGACGAACTTCCTAACGAAAGCCTTCCGAAATACGCCACTGCCCGTAACTGCGCCAGTTAATGTCTTCGGCGTGCGCTTGTACTGATCGCCGAACGCAGTAGAAGATCCAGTCAGGACCTTCTGACCAATCTTCTTGAAAGGACCATTACTGGTGATAGATCCGGTAAAGACCCGAGTGACGACCTTAATGTAGGACCAGAGACCAGTCGCGGTCACCGAACCTGTAAATGGATTCTTTGTTACCAGATTTCGACTAAAAGTTCCCGCCGTCGGCGTGCATGAGCCAGTGTAGGTAAACTGGTTATCCGTGCCATCCGTCAACTTCACGTCATCGAAGTCGGCGATCATTCCCGCAGCGCCACCGTTGTTGGCGATGAGGATAGTTAGCCCGGAACCTGTGTGCGTAGAGTCAGTCGTGCTGACCTGATACGAACCTGGCTCTGCGCCGGATGTCGCCCAGACCTTGGCCTTGATCGTCGTGCCGACGGCATAAAGCCGGAAACCATACTCAGTGTTCTGAGCAATGTTGAATCCGGTAACAGTTGCAATCGTTGGGTAGGTAAATCCAGAACCCTTCGACAAGGTAACAGCGCTTCCCAGGCGGAAGGTAAGGAAGTAGCCGTTTCCATTGTCGGGAGTGACATTGTCAGCCCTGACCCAAACTTCGACACCACTGTTATTCGTGGTAGTTAGGACAAGCTTTCCGGAAATCTCGACGTCGGTAAGATTGCTTCCGGAGTAACGCTGGGCGCGCTTATTCGATGGGCCACTCGAAGATCCACCATTCAGGCGGCCCTTGTTGCTCTGAATAGTCGCCGAAGCGCCGGTCGACGAAACGAAGCTAGTCCAGTTGCCAGACCAGGCTGCGCCATTCGAACCGGTGAAGTCGTCCAGGAAATACGTAACCATTCCTCACTCCCTTCGTGAGGGAGGAGAAATCAGGAACCGCTAGGGAATGTCAACTGATAAGTAGCCTGAAGCGATTCGCCGGTAGCAAGGTTGACGGCAGCGAACTGGGACCGGTCCAGGAGAACTCCGGTTCCGGAAGTCGCTGCGGAGAAGATTCCGTGCTCTGTAATAGCAACGCCCGAAGAAACCGTGACAGTGGCTGTAGTTTCGTAAGTCTTGGCGTCACCGGACTTCTCGCCAAGAGTTCCCGTTGGACGGGTGTTCGATGTCGAATACTGAGTAGTTAGCTCAGTTCCGAGCGCAGTCTGCGCAGCAGCCTCAGCGGAAGTCGAAGTTCCAACGGCGTGGTACTTCATGTTCTCTAGCTCTGTCAGGTTCTGGAATGCGTCAACAATGAACTGCACACCAGCATCGGTGACGACTCGGCAGGAAGCTAGGCCATAGTCCTGAATTTCGCCATCGATACCAACCTTGGCAAGCCATAGGTGGCCGATCGCTCCAAGGCGATTCGGAAGAGCCCCGGCATCCGACTTGACCTGATCAATCAGAGAACGACGGAAGTTCCGCATGTTCGCGACCTGCCATGCAGTCCTGCGCCGAGCCCTTCGGCCAGCGAACAGGCTCAGACCATGCCTGTTCGGCACGCCATATTCGATAGCGTCCTCGAAACTCTCGATCGTCGGCCGCTCTAGGACCGGAACGGTGCGAAGCGAGACATTCCCGCTCGGACGAAGAAGTGCCATCAGAATCCCCTAGGCAGTCGGAAGCGTAGTCGTGGTCGGGGCGGATGACGCCCGGTAGTTCATCGTA